TTTTCTCCGTTATGTCTTTGACCAATTCCTAAATTATTACTATCGGTAAAATCAACTGCTGTGGTTTGACCTGTGTTTGATACTACTCTTGTTCCATTTAAAAAGTTTGCTGTATTACCAGAACCATCTCTAACAAAGGCTACATATCTCCAGTTACCTACATTAAAATCATTCCATGCATAACTACCACCTCCTGGTAAAAAAGCACCGTTGTATGCGTTAGAACCATCTGTTCCGTGATAAGGAGCCATAGTTGACCTACAACTACCATCTGTTTTTGCTAAATCATAAATGTAATGATGTTGGTTATCATTATAATTAGTATCAACTTGTTTAACCCACATTTCTATTGTATAAGCACCAGTACCAAAATTTAAATCGGATGTTTGACCTGATACTTCTCTTATCCAAAAACCTTTATTATTACCACCATTATCCCAACCACCGGTTCTTACTGACTTTGTTCCAAAACCTGAAGGTGGAGCAGCATTACCGGAACTAAAAGTTTGAGAATCTGTATTGTTAGATTGTAATTGAAGTGTTCCTGTAGAATCAATAATTGGTGTTCCTGGTGAACCACCAATAGCGTCACCATGACTATCTATTGTAGTTGTAAATAAACATTTAGTATTAGCGTCATTTGTTTCACTATTAGAGTCAACATACTCACTAGCGTTTCTTGAACAAGTGGTAAAAGTAGCAACACCTGTACTATCTTGAAATACATCTACATATTGAGAATTTGTATTTGAGGCTGCTCTGTTAGCAGTTGTAGCCTCTCTTAATGCAAGAGTAGAAATGTCATTAACAATTTTATCATCATCAAATGCCGGAGCATTAGCAGTTAAGTTAGCTTGAGGAATATCACCTGTTAGTTTAGTACCGTCAAACTTACCTGCTGTTAAAATATTATTTGCAAAATTTCTTGTTATACTTCCCATATTATCCTACTTTGGTAAAACCCTAATTGTTATTTCTGCTGAGGCCGCTGGTGCCGTTACAAAAGTTAAAGTTGTTCCCGAAACTGTATAGTCATCTGTCGGAACTAAACAAACACCATTTACAAAAACTAATAAATCATTTACCGTTCTACCACTTGCAATTGTAAATGCTGTAGTAGAGGCGTCACCAACTGCCTTGGTAACTGAATGAGATAATGTGCCTGCTGGTAATGTAACCGTTTTGCCTGTCAAATCAAAAGTTGTATGAATATGTGAACCTTGTATAGTAGCGTTTGGCACGAAATGATGGCCTTGTGCCTTCCTTGAAATATACAATACATATCATCTCCAGTTGTTGGAGCTTCTGACATGGTCAAAGTTGTACTTGAAGCTGTATAGGCTTTTCCTGAACCAGGTTCTTGCCTTACATTGTTAATAAACAATTCAACTTCATTTTCACCAGCAACAGATTGATTCAATGTAAACGCTGTAGTAGAACTATCAGGCGTAAACGATTGTTTAACCGTTGTGTGAAAAGTATCTGCTGGTTTATTACCTATAAATCCCATTTAACTATTCCTATTTACCTATTATGTTGATATATCATCAACAGCGCTTATCCAAACATCTGCTGAACTAGCTGTATCTGATATAACTTTTAAAGCGTCTGCATTTTGTAAAACAAAACGAGCACCGCCGTCAATTATTTGTAATGCTGAACCTTGTACAATTGGTGTATCTTTAATTAAGTGAATGTCATTACCACCACTTGTTATATAAACACTTACATTAATTGTAGCAGAGGCAACATTAGCAATAGATATACCAACAACTGTATCATTACTATCAGCTGTATATACCGTAACGGCTGAAGTACCAACATTGTTACTTACATATCTTCTAAAGTTTTGTGCCATCTTTTCTCCTTACTATAAAGCTACAGCCATTGCAATACTGAAACCAGTTGAAGGCAATGAGCCTGCGTTAAATCTTCCTTGTGCTGAACTCCAAATTAGTCCATTACCATCAGCAACTCCTGATATATTTACATTTGATAAATCACCTACTGAAGCATTTTCTGTTATAATTTTTGTCCAACCACCTGTATCTGCAACATAAGGGTTGTTACCTGAATAATCATAAGCAAACATACCTTCATAATCCGATGAACTAGGAAAGTTTGATGTGCCATTATAATTAAATCTAATTTTATTTTCTTGACTTGTTAAATTTATTGTACCTGTCGCACCTGTTATAGAAGCATTTGATAAAGTTTTATTTGTTAATGTATCTGTAGTGTCTTTTAATACAATAGTGCCTGTTGCATTTGGAATAGTAACTGTTCTATCTGCTGTAGGATTTTCTACAGTCAAAACTGTTTCGTGGTCATCTGAAGTTGTTCCTTCAAATGTAAATGAATTTGTTATTTCAATAGTATTAGAGTCTATAACTGATTGAGTACCTAATACATTAAAGTTACCTGTAACAGTTAAATTACCTGGTACTGTAATAGCACTTGGTAAACTTAAAGTTAAAGTATCGCCAGATTGAGCAGTTGTAATTTGATTTGTTGTACCACTTACAGTTAATGTATCTCCTAAATCAATCGCTGTACTACCAGAATCACCTGTTAAAGTGATAGTAGAATTTGATAATGAACCGTTTGCAATATTTGTAAGTGTGTTATCAGGTCCGTTAATAGTTTTATTTGTTAAAGTGGTAGTTGAAGGACCTGTAATAATTGTTCCGTCAACTGCTAAAGTCAGGTTATTACCTGAAATAGTTGAGGTAATACCTGTACCACCTAGAATTTTTAAAGTTTCGCCATTGGCAGAAATACTTGTAACCGTTGAACTATCATCAGCAATCTTAACAATACCACTAATATTAGTACCGTCACCTAAAGCTGTGTAGATTTCACTAAAGTTACTATTGATTTTCTCAGCACCTAAACGAAGATTATCACCTGTTCCGTCATTTGCTGTAGAGCCTCTATTAATTACATTTTTTGCCATGATTCCTATTCCTTATGACTATTTATAAACTTTATTATGGTGTACTATCATCAAAAGTTAATAATCCAGAGTCAAATTTAGTTAATGTATTACTGAACAAGTCAGCACTTACAGCCAATTGACTTGGAAATGCATAGTTTAACTTAATTTGTTTTGCCTGGTCTATACTAAACATGAATAACGGTATTGCTGTACCGTCTAAAGATGTTTTTGTACCTCTAACTCTTAACTCATTTAGTCTTTCAAAAGTTGTTGCATATGAATTAGCTGATGAAGTACCATAAACTGTATTACCAAATCTATTTAAACTGGCCATTCTAGGTCCACCGTATGCGTAACCACTTCTTACATCATGCGTTGTGCCAACATTATCAACAAAGTTATTTCTTCTTCTACTTAAATAATCAATTTCAATATCTTCTCTTGTTAATGTAACATCTCTAGTGTTTGTTGTAAATGGGTCAACATAATCATTACTTACATCTATAGAACCTTTTGTTTTAGCATTTGGTCTTAATGATGTACCATCACTTGTTGTTCCCAATCTTCTACCAAATACTGATAAGAATAAAGTATTTGCTATTGTAGGGAATGGTATTTCTGTTCCACCAGATGTCGCTAGGTTTACAGGACCTGCAGCTGTAACTGTAACTCTTGATTCAATATCTACTTGACCTGTAAAATAAAAACCAGCAGTATGCATTGTTTTTTTAAATGCGTCTCGCCAATCTGCAATAGAACGACCTACTTTTAAAACATAAGAGTAGTCTTGATAGTATAAACTATCTTGTACCCTCATTGTTGTTTCAGATAATTTACCTCTTTCACTAATAAATTTACCATCTGTATCAGTAACAGATACCACATCAACACTAGCAGTTGCAACATCCGTTTTTTTAAGAGTACAGGTTCCTGAAGTAGCTGATGTTAAAGTATTATTAACAGCAAATGTGCCTGTTACATTTTTTATTTTTAATAAACCTGTATTTACATTTAAACTTACAATAGTACCTGAACCACCAGATGAACTAGTTAATGTATCGCCAGCAATAAATGTTCCTGATATACTTGTTACAATAACATTGTTAAAAAATCCTAAAGTAGGAGGTGTAGGAGAGTTTTCGTGACCTCTACCTAACTCTACCGTTTTTACTTTAACAATTTTACCTATGTCATCTCCATATGCTTTAACAATTGCATTTGAACCTGTAGATGATGTAACTGCTACGGTAGGTAAAGATGTATATTGTAAACCGCCATTTGTTAAAAAGAAATCTGTAATTTGTCCTAAATCAGTAGCTTCTTCTTGAACTAAAACATCACCCTCGTATTGACCACCAATTGATGTTTCATCTTCTAAAACAAGTCTATCACTTGTTGACATACCTGTTGTGTTATCTTCACCTGCAAATCCACCATTTACTATTTTAACAAAACCGGCTGCATTATTTCCATTAGTACCTGTGTTTGTAAATGTTAAACTATCACCTGCTTTATAACCTGTACCTGCATTGTCAATAACTATTTCTGTAATTTTACCAGGACCAATTTCTTGAACTTGAAATAATGCTCCTGTACCACCACCTGTAATTGATATAGTATCATCTATTGAATTTAAAGAACCATCATTTGTAATATTTTTATTTCCAGGAATACCTGTAACATTTGCTTTAACAAAGTAATCATCTGTATCTGAACTTGTACCTCTTACTTCTTCACTAACAGAAAATGTTCCGTTAATAGAATCTTCATTTAATATTAATTCACTTACTGATTGGTCACCTATTTGTAAAGTAGATATATTTTCAATTATAGCTGTTGCATTTGAAGTTTGTCCTGTAATTGTTCTACCTACTAAAGATAAAGGGTTACCACTTGTAGCAATAACTCTTAATACTTTTAATGTATCAAATTGACCATCAGAAGCTTTTAACATTTGTTCTCTAGGATAAATTGTTTCTGAATTTTCACCAAACAATATTCTAAAAAATATTTCGTGACCTCGTACAGAACCTTTTGACCTGTACATTGATTTAATATTTTTAATTAATTTTCTTTTATCTACACTAGCAGCTAAATTTTCTGGAAGAGTTGCTAAAAACTCATCTCTCATATTTGTTAAAAAATGATTAACAACATTATCAGGATCCCTAAAGTTTATTAGGTCAACAATATTGTTTACAGGATTAGGTCTATAATTGGTAATATTTGCTTGAGCACCTGAAGAAGAACCAATTATTATTTCATTATCTATAAATTTGTTTTGTGCTGAAATTATTAACCTATTATTAGTAATGTCTTCGACTAATATAATTGCTGTTGCTTTAGATGTTTGACCTGTTACAGTTTCGCCTCTAGTAAATTTACCGTATGTAGATTCCTCTGTAAGTATTTTATCGCCAGCGTCTAGCAATGTTCTAGCAGTACCTCTACTACTAGAGTTTAAAATTAGATTATTTGTTTGACCTGTTTCTGATTCTAAAGTTATACCATCTGTGCCTTCAATGGTATCTACGGATAATTCTGCTGATTCTAATAATTGATAATAAACTTTAAGAAATTCGACAAACTTCGGGTGGTCAGCAACTACAAATTCAGGTAATTGGCTGTTGAGTATTGTTGAAATTTTTTCATTAAATTTTGCCATTGCTCATTAATAACTAGATGTTGTTGTATAACCTACACCAGCGTCCGAAGAACCTCCTACAAATGCGTCTGCCGTTACAGTAATAAGTGAATTTGCAATATCAATTTCTACAATTTGGTCTCTAACTGGAACAACATCATTAGAGTTAGGTGTTACAGTTAATTCAATTACAGTAGAAGTAGAACCTCTTATATTTGATATTGAAGCCACATTAAAAGAGTTTAATGTAATTTGACCTGTTGCATAATTTATTGTGCCTTGCGTTTCATTAGCGTATGTTCTAATACCTGAAGATAAGTAATATCTTCTTACATTACCATTACCATCATCATCTAAAAATTGTTCTAAATCACTACCTGTTACTTTAAAACCTGTAGAATTTAAAATACCACCAGCGGTTGAATTATGACCTGAATGAGGATTAAATAATGCATTTCTAAAATAGATATCATACTTTGTTGATGACGCTAAAGTTGGTGTAAAATTTTTTCTTATTTTAATTGTTGTAATGTTTGATAATATACTTGTGTCAACATCATCAATAAGACCTGTTACTTTAGAATGTCTGTAAATACTGTCAAACTTTTGTAAAGTATTTGTATTGTAATTTGTTATAGATGTAGTTACCTCTGATTTTATAGTATCACTAGATTTTGTTGTTGATTTTGAATCATATTTTACTGTAGATGTTAATAATACTGAAGTTGTTTCCGGGTCAACAATTTGTGGTGATACAGAGGCAACATTGTAGGGTTTTAATGAATTAATAATTGATTGTTTAGTTGTTTCAGTAAGTGTAGAACCTGAAGCCGCTTTGATACCTATTTTAACAATACCATATCTTGGTGTTTCATCATCTTCACCACCCCATGCACTTACTGATAATGCATTAGGATAAATTGATTGTACTAAACTTTCGTAATCTGTCGTTGTAACTGCTCTGTCTTGAGCTGCATATTGTAAAGGTGCATTATGTTTAATTGATTCGTTTGATTCTGATTCAGAACCACCTTGTGAATTTGAAACAGTTGTTATTGATACATTAGAAAATCCACCAATATTACCTGATAAACTAAAAGAACTTGCACTATTTGATATTGTTTTATTTGTTACAATATATTCCAATATTACTATATTACCATCAGAAATTGCTTTACCATTTACACCGTCACCAAAGTAAACTTCAAATTTTTCATCTTGACTTTCTTGAATAAAATAAACTTTTGAATTAGCGTCAACATTATTATAACCACCTGCTAATGAATATGTATTTGTTGTTGTATCACTTGAACTATTTTGAACTTTAACTAATAAGGTTGAAGTATCTGCATTTGCACTCGGTATTGTAAATTTTTGGTCAACATCTGTAATATCAGCTGTATATTTAAAAGTTACAAGTGAGCCCTCGTAAATAGGTAAACTAGAAAATTTATAAACACCATTTGATGGTGTGATTGTTACATCTGAATTTGTAACATATTGATATGATGTATTGTCAACAGTTGTGGTAAAAACAGTACCTTTTGACATTGTTAAACTTGAACCTGTTGCATTATTAACTTGCACATCAATAGAAGCCATTGGCGCTCTAGGTGATGATGGTGTATAACCAATCATCTTTGCTAATGATACAATGTTGTTTCTTATATCTGCACTATCAAGATATAATTCATTAGTTGACATGTTTGCTAAGTAAGCAAGATAATGTGTATTGTAAGATAAAATATCTAAAAGAATATTTAATGAACTACCTTCAAAGTCATAATCTTGAAAAGATGTTTGACCTTGTAAAAATGATTTTAGATTAACTTTGATTGCGTCAAAATCGTA